GTTTATTAGACCGCATTGAGTTTATTAACGAAGATTCCACTGCCCGTACAGATGCTGGCGTTGACGATGATGGTAATAGACCACAACCAGAGCCAGAACCTGAGCCTGAGCCAGAGCCTGAACCACCGTCAGATGATACTGTTGACGACACCACCGACGATACTGCTGACGATACTGTTGACGATACTGTTGACGATACTGTTGACGATACTGTTGACGATACTGTTGACGATACTGTTGACGACACCACCGACGATACTGTTGACGACACCACCGACGATACTGTTGACGATACTGTTGACGATACTGTTGACGATACTGTTGACGATACTGTTGACGATACTGTTGACGATACTGTTGACGACACCACCGACGATACTGTTGACGATACTGTTGACGATACTGTTGACGATACTGTTGACGACACCACCGACGATACCACCGACGATACCACCGACGATACCACCGACGACACTACTGACGACACTACTGACGACACTACTGACGATGATACCGAGTCTGAACTCCCCGTCGATACTGACAATGACGGCGTACCTGACGATTCTGACGCTTTCCCTGATGACCCAGATGAGACTACTGACACAGATGATGACGGTGTAGGTGACAACACAGATGCGTTCCCCGATGACCCAGACGAATCGGCGGACACGGATGGTGACGGTGTAGGTGACAATACGGATGCGTTTCCTGATAACCCAGATGAAACTACTGACACCGATGGCGACGGTATAGGCGATAACGAGTCAGGCGTACTGCTAGATCAAATAGCAGGTTCTGAACAACGTCTTACTGACCGTATAGACCAGCTACAAAGAGAAGGTAAGACTCGTGATGAGGCGTTAGCGCAAGCGATAGAAGAGCTTGCTGGTGATTTAGGTACAACAAAAGAAGACTTATTAGATGCTATAGCGGACTCTGAGCTTTCTATACGAGAAGATTTTGCTAATGAGCTAGACAATTTAAAAGAAGAATTAACAGATGAAATAGCTAGTTCAGAAGATCGTATCTTAGAGAAAATGGCCGAGTACGAGGAGGCAGGGCTTTCTCGTGATGAAGCATTAGCTAAAGCCATAGAAGATGTAGCTGAAGATTTAAACCTTAGTGTAGAAGAGTTAAGTGATCTAGTAACTGAGGTAGCTGAAGATTTATCTGGCGATATTGATACCGCCAAACGTGACCTTTTAAACAAGATTGACGAAGCAGAGCAAGCGGGTGCCGACAGAGATGCTGCACTAGGCGATGCAATTTCTGACCTTGCTGAAGAGCTTGGCATCACAGAAGAAGCCTTGCTTGAGCGTATTGGTGAGTCTGAAGAGTCTTTACGCACAGCAATCGGTGAAACAGAAGCCGACCTTCTACGTGCCATTAGTGACACCGAAGGTGCGTTGACTGAAGAAATACAAGCCGTCGCTGATCTTGTAGGTAAGCCTGCTTCAGAGGTAACTGACACTGACATAGATTTTGTTGCAGATCTTATAGCGCAACAAGAAACCTTAGAAGAAGGGGCTGCGTTTGACTTCACACAAGAACAACTACTGTATGACGTAACAGGCGATCAGGTAGTTGACCAAGCTGACTTGGATCTTTTGCAACAAGCGCAACAAGACCCTAATGTACTGTTTGACTTAGAAAGTAAGTTTGCCCCTACTGGTATATACGCTACACAACAAGAGCTAGCACAACAGCAAGCGTTAGACACCCAAAGACAGTTAGAATTGCAGCAACAGACGCAGCAACAGATTAAGACAGAAGCCACAAAAGATGCAGCTAGGGACTTTTTTGGAGAGCTACTAGGCGCTGCCGATTTAACAGGGCAAAAGGTAGATGTAGGCGAATCGCCGCTTGCTAAGATAGATTATCTGTATGATTTTGGTAGTATTTTTGGAACACCTCAACAAAGTGCGCTATTTCCAACCCCCTATGGCAATATAGGTGGGCGCAAACAAGGCGGTCTAATAGAACGTAATAAAGAATTACTGCGTGTTATCGGAGAAGACTAATGAGTAGTTGGTGGACTAATCTTACAGACACTATAGGAAAAGCGTTAGAAAATCCTGCAACAATGGGGCTAGCAAGTCTAGGAACTTCGGCACTAGCAAAAGAATTTGGTTTTTCGGATCCAGACGTACCTGTAGTAGGCTATCAAGGCAGTATACCAAAGTACGAAGCTGTACGAGAGCGCGTGCCCATGCCAGCAGACCCTAATCGTAGGCCCGGATCGGGCGGTAGACGGTATTTTAGTGACGTTATTTACGCAGATCGACCAGAGCGTCAACCTATGTCTGTAGCACAGGCAAGAGAGCAGGCGGGGCAGCAAGCACAAGGGTTAGCTGCGCTCAATCAACCACCTAAAATGGCTGGTGGTGGGCGGTATCTTGATGGCGCAACTGATGGTATGGCTGACGTTGTACCTGCTAGAATATCAGGCGGGCAAGAAGCAAGACTGAGTGATGGCGAGTTTGTTGTACCTGCTGACGTAGTAAGTCATCTTGGTAATGGTAACTCTGACGCTGGTGCAAAACAGTTACACGCAATGATGACTAGAATACGCAAAGAACGCACAGGCAACCCAAAACAGGGTAAACAAATAAAACCGCAAACAATGCTACCAGCATAGGACTGTAAATATGTATTACTTTGAAGAGGGCGGCGATGTAACTGTACCTAAAGACCCTGATGTAGGTGAAGTTGCAGGAGTGTCTGGTGCGTTAGCTGAGTTTGCTGGCGATTATGTTACCGACATGCTTGGTAGAGGCGAGGCTCTTTCGCAACAACCTTATCAAGCCTATACAGGGCCACTCACTGCCGGTACTTCAGGGTTACAAGATACAGCGTTTACAGGTCTAGCTAATCTAGCACTTCCTACTACTGCCGCTAATTTTGATGCTACTACCGCTCAAAATTTAATGAACCCGTTCATACAGTCCGCACTAAACCCACAGCTTCAGGCTGCAAGAGATGAAGCAGAACGACAAAGACTTGCTAATGCAGCTAGGTTACAGCAGGCGGGTGCGTTTGGTGGTAGTCGCCAAGCAATCATGGAGTCAGAGGGACAACGCAATTTAAATCAAAACCTTGCAGATATACGCGCTAAAGGCTACGCACAAGCCTACGATCAAGCTATGAATCAATTTGGCAGGGACAGAGCGTATGGGCTAGATGCGTTAACAGCGCAACGTGCAGGTGGCGCAGAACAACGAGCCATAGAAGGTGAAGGCGTAGCTGCTGATTTTGCACAGTTCCGCGAAGAACGAGATTTCCCATACAAACAAGTACAGTACGCACAGTCTTTACTACAGGGACTGCCAATAGCAGCTAGAGCGTATTCGTACAACCAACCAAGCACACTTTCTACCGTATTAGGTAGTGCAGGCGGTATATCTAGCCTTCTTGAGGGTTTGTTTGGTATTGGTGGTGGTGAAGATAAATCTTATGTAGATGATATGATAAATGACGCTATAGCAGCGGGTGGAGGTGGCACCTAATGTTATCAGGAGTCGGCATAGGCCAAGAGATAGAGCGTAAAAAAGAGGCTTATAGAGGCAATCCTCAAGCCCTGCAAAAACGCTATCAGCAAAACAAACAGTTAGTGGATCTTCTTGCACTGCAACAACTCAAGAGCGAGAAAGAAACCGCTGTTCGTAACATGCAAGCCCAGATGCAACAAAATCCTGCGACGATTGCACAGCAGCGTGAGCAAGAACTTCTTGCCATGATTAAGCAGGAGCAAGGCCAGAAGCTGGGTGACGTTGCAAAACGCACTGCCGGTACACTCGGTCAAATTAACAAACGCGCTCAACAAAACATGCAACGCACTGCCAAGCGTGGCCTACCTTCTATGGGTGGCCTACAAGGTATGCGTGGCCCTCAACGCAGAATGGCAGAGGGCGGTATTATTGGGTTTCAAGAAGGTAGTGTTGTTGCCGATGTTGAAATTGACGAATTCTTAACTCGGTTTAATTTACCAAATAGCCCTAGAAATAGAGAACTAGCTAATAGAGAGATTATTGAGCTTAGAGCAAAAGAAGCCAAATCCGCTGCTAGAACACGAGCGTTAGCGGGTAAAGCGCCTGGAGCCGCATCACGTCGGGCACAACGTCAATTTGCAAAGGAATATGACCCCGCTATTAGTGCTGATGAAGGTGCATTCAAATTCACCCCAGAACAATCAGCAATGTTTGATGACATAATGAGACCCGGTTCTGATAGGCCACAAGAAGGTTTGCCCGCTGTAACTACAGAAATTAAAGATGGCGAAAATGTAAAAAACACGGGATTAGACGGTCTATTTGAGAATCTTAAATCTCCTACAGTGGTGCAACCAGAGTTTGGCACGGAACGACAAGAAGCTGTTCAAAGTATTATAGAAAAATCTGGTGTTGGTAATGTAGAAGCAAGAAGAAGAGAAAGAGAAGCCGCCGAAAAACGCAGCCGAGGTATATTAGAAGAAGCCGCTGGAATTAGAAGAAGTGACGATGGAGACCTTATATTTGATCCAAAACAAGATCAATTAGATAGACTTACAGCACTCCAACGTCAACAATCAGACCCTAACAAGTTACGTAGACAACGACTTACAGCGGGTCTTCTAGGTGCTGCTGGGCGTGGTAGCACAGCGTTGGCTGGTCTTGGCGCAGGAATGTTTAATGAACGAGTAAGACAAGAAGCGAAAGCTGAAAAAGACCTCGCAGCTCAATTTGGTATTGAAAACGAAAGAACAAAATTAAACTTTGATATTGCCAACGCCACAATAACATCTGGGCAAGATGCTGTTAACGTGTTGTCTAAAGACCAACAGGCAAAACTAGCTGCACTTTCTTCGGCTGCGGGCAAAGACGCAGATGCTGCTATTGCACTAGCTAATCAAGCATTTCAAGCAGACTTACAAGGCGTTAAAACCAAAGTCGAACTAATGAAACAAAGCTTGGAGGATGCTCGCGCAAGAGCAGAACAAGCAGCCGATAAAGAATTGGCTTACGCCGAATTAACAAAAGAATTTTTACTACGACAAGATGAGATTAGAAAAATAATTGCAGATGCTATTATTGATCGTGCGCCTTTAGGCAGTTTACAAGATGCAGAGTCGGCAACTAACTATTTAAATGATAGTAATTTAATAGACGTTATGCTCACACAAATTCTTGAAAATGGAGATCTTAATAATTTTCAAACTGAAATTATGAAAAAGGCCGGTGGAGGCGCTAATCCACCAAATCCTCAACGCAATACACTTAATGTAGAAAGTCCAGAACTTTTAAACGCTATAGAAAGACTTGAGTAGCGTTACATGGTAGCTGTGGCTAAGGAAAGAATCCGGCGGGCTTATTTTAATGCTATAGCGGCTGGAGAGACTGATGTTGCAGAAAAATTAGGTGATCTGCTAACTGGTCGAGGAGATATTCGCGCCCAACTCCCCGCTGCCACCCCCAGAGAAACCGGCATATTTGAGGACATTACCTCTGGATTCGGTGCAGGTGTTGTTGGTGTGGGTGAGATGGCTGCGCTTGGCCTTGCTGCCCCACTGGAAGAAGAAAGCGAACTTGCTGCAAGAAAAAAGATACAGTCTATTGCTGAGTCTTTTCGTCCTGAAGGCGGCGATCCTGAATCACCTACATATAAAGTAGCTTCCGGTATTGGCTCTATAGTCGGACTTGCGGGTATACCTATTGCTGCTGGAATAGCCGGTGCCCCCGGTGCGGCTGCTTTAGGTATTGGTGCGTTAGCCGCCGGTGCTGCGGGCGCTGGAGAAGCAAGTGAACGTGCTCGTGCTGCGGATGCAACAGAAGAAGAACGTGGGTCTGCAACTTTTCGCGGTTTAGGTATCGGGCTATTAGATATTATACCCGTCGCAAAAGTAGTTAAATTTGCCGATCTGCCTACTCTTAACAGACTTATCGACAAGATACCTCCCGAAAAAGTCGAGACTATAGGTGAGCGCATCTACAGCGCAGGTGTGACAGGTGGACTTGAGGGTGCACAAGAAGCTGCGTCTAACATACTGCAAAATCTTAACGAACAAGAATATAACGCTGCCGCAGAAACATTTGGAGGCACGGCAGAAGAAGCCGCAGTTGGTGGTGCCGCAGGTGCCATACTCCAAGGGTTTGTTGATCTTTTTGCTCCACGAAAAGCTGGTAAGACTATTGGCGATGTTGCGGTAGAAAGAGAGTCGCTAGGCGAAATAGATTTAGAAGCAGAAGAAGTAGCACAAGAAGCGGCCCGTGAACGGGCGGGAGAAAGACAGGCTGACATGTTTGCCCTTGAAAAAGAGCAAGCAGAACGACGTTTGGGGCCAGCTATGCGCCCCGAATCCGAAGCTGCACTACAAGCTGAGAGAGACAGGCTGTTCTCCGAAGAAACGCCAACCGAAGCCTCCGTCGCACAGCGTGACATCATAGATGAACTAGAAACGGTTGAAATTGAAGCCGCTATAGATGCAGAAGAAACCGCAGATATTGAAGCCTTAGTTGCGGCTGACACTGATGCTGCGGATAAAGCTAAAACAGAGCAAGAGAGAATACGTACCGCATCTGAAAGAGAAGCACTCACAGGTGAATTGGATACTGCACAAGCTAAAAAGTCTGAACAGCGGCGTCGTGACATCTTATTAGACGTAATAGAAAACCAACCCACGCGGCAGTACAACACGTTGCGAAAAAGGTTTTCTCGTGCGCTAACGGCAGCGGGTATAACAAACACGCAACCAACAGAATCTGAATCCGCCACCATAGGACGAGCTATAGATGTTGCTCGTGCAGAACAAGATCCGCTTCCTGCCGCGTCTGATGTTTCAGAAATGGAAGCACAAATACCCGAAAAACGCACAGCTACTGAAACTCGCAAAATTGATCCAACAGGAGTACCTAGTGAGCAACGTCGTATACCCGATAGAGTTTTGGCACCGCGAAAAACAGGAGCTGTCGCAGAGCGAGATAGAGCAGGCGATGAAGCTGGTGTGTCAAGCGTGGATTCAGTGGGAGAGCGTGAAGATACCGGCGAGGTTGTTGCACTTGACGGACGAGCAGTGGGAGATGCTGGAAGAGACGCTGATGCAGTTGATGTTGGAAAAGGAAAACAGCGTGGTGCACTAGCTCGTAAGGTCAAAGCTAAGGTAGGTCGTAAACGTACAAAAGTTAGTATGTCTAAAATTGACCCTACCACGGGCGATGCAGAGGTTGTGTTCCCTGATGGCAGCGTGGAACGTGTTAGAAGAGAAGTATCTGTAGATCCCGACACTGGGAAAAAAGAGTTTAGCTTCATATCGCTTGATCGCCCTGATCCCGACTTCCCTGCCGATGTAGGAGCACCGCTGATATTAGGTTCTACCAAAGAAACGGCTATTAGGAGACTAACAAAGGTTCGTGAAGCTCCACCTGTAAAACCTGTAAGAAGGATTACACCAGAAGAATTAGCAGAAAGACGTGTGGCTGAACGTGAGGCTAGTGAAATTGGAAAGATACGCACCGCTCAAAGAAATGTAAAAAGAAAAAGACAAGTTGCCAAAGGCGAAAAGGCTAGAGCAGAGCAGCGAGAACGCATAAAAACAGCCGACCCTAGGAAAATTAGGGCTGCACAACGTGAGGTTGCTGATAGGCTAGAAGAAATAGCTAAATCAAAAGAAGCAAGACGAGCAAGGAAGGAAGATGATGGGGTGCTTTACGCCCCTACACGTACGGAAATCGAATTAGATTCGCCTATGCCGGAACAGGTGCAGAAAGCGCTACGTAATAATGAGTTACGACGTGCGTTATTAGGGTTAGCAGAATCTTCAAACAATAAGTTTATTAAGCGTGCAGCTAGAAAACTTGCCGACTATACAGGCGACACGCGAGTGCAGGTTGTACCACAAACAAGATTAGGTATGCGTGACGGTGTAAATGTCGATGGTGTATTTGTTACTAAAGATAATACGATACTTCTTAGTGAAGATTACCAAGACACTTATATGTTCTTGCACGAGATGACACATGCCGCCACCATTAACACATTACAAAATGGTGCACATCCAACGACCAAACGGTTGAGGAAACTATACGAAGATACAAAAGACTCTTTATCTTCTTACTACGGCTCTGAAAACCTTGCCGAATTTGTAGCGGAGGCATTTTCTAATCCCAGATTCCAACACGAGTTAGGGCGTATAAATCCCGAAGGTAAAGAACTTAGCGCATGGCAGCGATTCCTTAAAACGATTATGGACTTTATTGGGCTTGGCGGACTTGGCCCCAAGACAGCGCAGCGCGAAGCGGATCGTATGGTACAAGAGATATTGGCCCCTGCCGCCAAGCACCGTTATGGCCCTAATTTAGCGGCTACATCTGATAGACGCGGTATCGAAGAAACAGCTAGAACTATAAAAGCAAACACTAGAAACGTAAGAACCCAAGAGGGTAGAGAAAAAATAACCCGAGATTTTACGGCTCTTTTCGATAGAGAGGGGCCAGCTATCCAGAATGCAGAAAATGTGGCGTTGGGCTTGCTTCCTAATCAGTCAGTGCAAGATGTTGCAGAAGCAAAAGGCTTTGTTGGCGCAAAAGATGTACTAGAAGCTATAGAGTTCCAACGTGGAGATTTAACTTTTTCAGAGGCAAATACTCGTAAGCGTTTAGACCCTATATTCAGATGGGCCAACAACGCATCTGAAAAAACAATGAAGGCTTGGAACAATCTAATCTATGACAGCACTTTGGACGAAGTAGATCCCGCTCTTACTCCTAAACAGGCTAAAGATAAGTATAAAAACCAAACTGTAGAAGGCACTGATCAGCTAAAAGTAGACCGCCACAAAGAACTTCACGCTATATATAACAGTGGGGTGGTTGGCAAAGATGGTAGAAAAGCCTACGATGATTTGCGGCAGTTTTACAAAGATCAGTACAACGAGTTAATCAACGCACTAAACGGTAGGATTGACAATTCTAACTTAGCGGACGATCAAAAAAGTACGTTAAAAAATGAACTCCTTGCAAGACTACTAGAACGATCTAACGTAGAACCCTACTTCCCATTAACACGTTCTGGCACATACTGGCTATCAGTAAAAAATCCTGAACAACTGTCTGATTCGGCGGTGTTTGCTTTTGAATCGGCTGGCGACAGGGTAGCAGCGGCAGAAGAGTATAAAGCGCAAGGGCTTGAAGTTGAGACTTTTGATCCCGATTCTTCTAACACTTATGAAAATCCTCCACCGGGAAAATTTGTATCTCAGGTACTGAACGTATTGAATGTAAGTGGCGCTGATCCTGTGGTGGTAGAGCAAGTAATGCGATTGTTTCTTGAATCCTTACCTGAGTCTTCTTTTGCTAAAGCCTTAATAAGAAGAAAGAAAACAGCAGGTTATGACGTTGATGCAGTAGAAGCAGCGAGAACAAAAGCATATGACTTAGCACGGCAGACGGAGCGAATAAAAAATACAAACAATATCCAACGCCTAAAAGATCAATTTTTAGAGGCTCACAAAGAACGTGGTGATGACCCTGTTGTTAGAGAAATAGCAACTCGCGCTGATTTTGCCACCAGTCCACCTAAAGACAGCCTTGCAAAAAATGCAAACCGCATGGCGTTCCTATGGACTATTGGATTTAACCCATCTTCTGCAATAGTAAACCTGTCTCAAATACCGTTGTTTGCTTTCCCGATGTTGGGTGGGAAGCATGGGTTTAAAGAAACTGGTGCGGCAATCAAAGACGCAACAAAACTATTTATGGGTTCACCCACTAGCAGAACCGCAGAAACTTTGTTCGGTGATGCTCGTACACCCGCTTCTATTAGAGAAGCCTTACGTAGTAGTGAGCCGGGAGCATTACTTGAGGCCGTTAGAGATAAAGCGTTACCGTCATTAGATAATTATTATACGCTCACTAGAGATAAAGACGGTGCGTTTATAGCAACGGTTCGGAAAGATCTGGACATACCTAAAGATAAAAGAGCAGAGTTAGATAGTCTCAAACCCTTGCTAGAACTTGCAGCGCGGCGAGGCCAACTTAATTCTTCTTTCATAGCCGATACTCTTAATGTCGATCAGTCGGGCCGAAAGCTGACTTTTATGGACAGAATAACCAACGCTTCTGCGTTAATGTTTCATGAAGCGGAAGTCATGAACCGTCAAGTTACATTAGTCTCGGCGTATAATCTTGCACTGAACAAATTAACAGGTGGTAAGAAACCTACATTAAAACAACAGCAACAAGCCGCAGAAGAAGCAATATACGAAACACAGCAGATTAACGGCGGTGCAACCCTAGAAACTGGCCCACGCTTTGCGCGAGAAAGCATTGGTCGCGTAGCTCTGATGTATAAGAACTACGGCATTCAGATGTACTACACGATGTTAAAAACTGGCAAACAGCTAGCCGATAACATGTTCCCCGGTGATGACGTTAGAAGCAGAGAACTGCGTAACGAAGCATTTAAGCAGCTTGCAGGAGTTCACTTATCCGCATTGTTCTTCGCAGGGGTGCAAGGATTGCCGTTATACGGCGCGGCGTCAATGTTGTATGACCTGTTTACAGAAGAGTACGAAGAAGATGCCGATATTGTGGTGCGTCGCTACCTAGATAATGAAATGCTGTACAAAGGAGTTTTATCAGAGGTATCAGGGTTAGATGTATCGCAGCGCGTAAAATTAACCGACCTGCTGTTTGAAGCTGACAGATTCAACAGTGATCCTTCACCCGAAGAAGAGTTCGCTCATTTGTTTGGTGGCCCTGCGTGGAGTGTGTATTCCAGAGGTAGAAAAGGCATAGATAAACTTGCAGAGGGTGATGTATTACGAGGTATTGAAGATCTACTACCGGGTGCCGTAAGAAACGCTACTCAAGCATTGATTAGATACCCACTAGAAGGCGGTATCCGCACTCGACGTGGAGACCCAATATATGACGATATAACGACGGGCGACTTACTTACCAAACTGCTTGGGTTTCCGCCAAATGAATACACTAAGCAGATGGATGAGACTTCTGCCGCAAAGCGATTGCAAGATGCTACCAGAGCTAAACGCTCGCAGTTACTGAAGAAGTATTACATAGCAGGGCGTTTTGGCGATACAGAAGGTCAAAAAGATGCGTTACGTGAGATGGACGAATTTAATGAGTTATCTGTTATACGTGTTGATCCCAAGCTGTTTATAAAAGGAAGCACAATAGATAAGTCTCGCGCTAGACATGAGACAACAAGTGCAGAAGTGCATAACGGCGTACTATTGTCTCCAAACTTCAAAAAACTTGTACAAGAGGCGGGTTTCTTATAGAGGCCCTCTACTGCGTGTGGAAGGGGAGAACGCAGTAGAGGGGACAAGTTCTATTGGAGGAGACCATCAACCTTGTCGGGCGAGATCCTATCATAAGATTCTCCAAACACGAACACCCACATGTGGATTTTCTATCACCCCTTTAGCTCTTATATCCCATCCTTTCCTGTTAACACAAATGGTCTTTAGTTGTTGTATCGCTTTATCAGTATTGATACATGGTATAAACACAGAGCTACCGACAACCATATCCTCCCATTTGACCACTATATGCACGCCATCAGGGTTGAGATCGTCTAGTTTTACTACAGACATCAGGAACCGTGAGTGCGTACCAACCTGTGTATTTCGTTTCCTTTGCGGTAAAACCGCCGTGTGATATTGCTTATCTTGGATGGCGACACTTGCAACATATCTGCTATCCCCGATCTAGGCACACCCTTCGCTTGTAAATCCAACACTCGCTCCGCAAGTTTTATATCAATCAATTTACTGGTGGGTTTCTTCTTAACGTCCTGCGGTAGTAACCCGTTCCGATTTTTCTTATTCTTCCACAGCTCCTTCACTTTCTCCTGTGCTTGTATTGCTTGCAGAAACATCCCGCTCATCATCTCCTCCGATTTTCATTTTTACTATCAGTACATGCTGGGCATCAGTCCTAAACTGTGTGCCCTTGGTCAAACGCATTTTTCCGCGCTTGGCCCCCATCTTTTTAATTAGGTCGTTAACAAACGAGCTATAGTTCACCTGCTGTGCACCACACCACACCTTGAGCGGTTTTGGCGCGAGGTAAACCTGCTGTATGTCTGTCTCGTATCGCGCCACAAGTTTCCCCTTCGGTAGCGCATCTGGTATGACCAATGAGTCCAACCCGTTTGCTTGCTTACGCAAGTCATCGGTGCTTTTTATCATCAGTATGTTGTTGAAGTTTTCATTCAAGTATTCATTTAGTGTTTGCCTGACTGATACTCCCATGTTGTTAACCGAGTCCATATTGTGTTTTAAGAGGCTGATAGCCCATCTAAACAACGCTTTCGTGTCGTATTCTATGAGACCCAACTGCTTCGCAATGATCGCTCCGGTCAATGTGCAAGCAACCCCCGCAGACCAAAACCTGTTCTCAGACGTTAACCCTGCCTCTGTGTCTACACGCTGCTGTACTTCTTTCAGTTTGACCTTTACTTCATCCAGATTCTGCATAACGTGCTGTATGAATATGATTCCAGCGTGCCCGTAGTTAGCCTCTACCGCTTCATCAAACAAATCAGTGTCACGCTTCTCCGCAGTGCTGCCGAACACCTTTTGGGCAGGCCACTCCATCATGCGTTGGGCCTCTGCTTTCGGTGCTTGTTTTTCCAGTGCAATGCGCTCTATAACGCTAGCGTTACCTGTAGTAACCGTAAGGAACTTCCAAGGCTCCCCGCGCACCCGTTCAAGATTAGACCCGCCCGACATACGCCCACGCTGTTGCCCCGAAGATAGCTGGTAGGCTAAATTACTGAGCTTTTCACTCTTGTGGTTAGTCAGTTCGTCCACGTAGAACGGCAGATTGTGCAGCACCTCTGCACGATTAAACTTCATAGCGTCCGTGTCGTTTTCTTCGACCATTAGAGCTTTGTCAAACCCCCACACCGAAGCTGCTACGCGCATGGCTGCGGTCTTACCACACCCGCTAATCTCACTGTGGAGGTGTAGCGCACAAGCGTTTTGTGGGAAGAAGTGCATGAGAGGTGAACCGAATGCGGTGCAAACCACATACTGGTGCATAGCTAACTCAGGTCGGGTTGTGTAGAAGTTAGCCATCGACTTCCATCCGTCTAGTGTGCCTTTCGGCTCAAATCTGGCTATTAGTGACGCGGTGGGTGTTGATGGAGGGTTGTATTTTATTTTGTCGGCACGTATTTCCTTATCACCTACCACAAACGCCGAACATTTTTCATCTACCCAACCAAACTGGCGGTGTGCAACATCTGCTGTAGTAGATGCTTGCAACTCATTTACCCAAGTAGTCATGTACTGTATTAGATCCTCTGGTCTTGTGACTGCAACGCCCTGCATGGACATTGTTTTTCTAAACTCTTCACGAGATGTTACCGCCGTAAGCGGCATCGTAAATTCTCTCACACCGTCCTTGGGTAAGTGTAGCCTGCACACCACTGACTCACCTGCTTCTATATCTACGAGTCGTTTGGTGATGTATAGATCATTGTGGTAGATAGCTCTTTCGTCTATCTCACCGTCCGACCCAACGCTACGGACATAGATCCCACCACTTGCCCCTCGAAAGTATGGGCGTGGGTAACTTGGGATAACATGTTCTGACAAAGTAGTCTCTTTGCCAACTGTAGTATCGGAGAAAAGAGTATCTGGATCAGGTGTTGCAGGCGTTGCAGGAGCAAACCTAGCGCCAAGAGATATAGGTGATTTGATCTTGCCCCAGTTCGGGCAGTGGATGCAGACATCAGGACGCAGCTCATCAAACGTGCCACAACGATACGGCCCTTGAATGAGGTCTAATTTCTGCTTAGTAAGCTCTGGAGTATATTCGGCGTGGTTTTGTGAAATGTTGTGTGCGTGCCGGTCTGCATTCTCGCAGTATTTGACTATCGAAAGCCCTGCCCTCCACAAGGGTTCTTCTGTGCCTTCTTGATGAAGCACGATGCTACGTAGTTGCTCACACCCTTTACCCGCCTGCGTCTTGGCTAAGATATTTTTGAAGCTGAAGATCCTATCCTTCGGCGGCTCGTATACCGCTTCCGCTATTTTAGGAACTGGTATCAGATTAACGCCGAGCTTATCTGCGAGAAAATCGAAATCAACGGCGGGTGCATCCTGTAACAGCTTTACAGGAGTAGGGGTATCGAACTTGTAGTTATGTGTACCTAATATGCGTAGCACTCTTGCCGCATCCGCAGGCACTGCTGTATCTATCTGAAACTTATGTTCCGCACACAGTGCCTTAAATTTGTCTGCAACGGGTTTCCAATCAGTGACGCTGACGCTATCAGTAAAACTCCAATAGGTATGTATGCCGCCACCAGAGTCCAACAACATAGGCTTTGGTAGCTCTAACACGCTGCAAAACCGCTTTAACTCACGCAGGGCATGAGCTTTATTTGTGTGCGGTTTGTCCTCTCCAACATCAATATCAAGGAACAGAGCTTTGATATACGAAGCATCTGCTGCCTTACGAGTACCTTCTTCTTTGAACGTACTTAATGCGAAATAGGCATCCCAACCTTGCTTGTCGTACTCCGTCGCCTGCGCTGCTAACTCGTCTATATCCTCAAATGACAGTGTTCGTGTGTATCTATTGAGTTCGGGGTTATTGCACCAGAGAACGTATACTCCTTGTCTAGGCAGAATCTTCCGCAAGAAAATTCTTGTATCCATAATTGCACCCATGAGAGTTCTAACATGTTAGAACTCCTTCGACTAAAGACACTACGGCAGAGGTGTCGATACACCCTTTTCGGTCTAGCCTAGCCGTAGTGGAAATTCTGTTGCGATCAGTCGTCCCAATCTTCAATCACAGAACTAAGGTCATCGTCGTCTGTGGGTGCAGGGGCAGACTTTTTGACAACCTTCTTCGGTTCTTGTGAAGCTGGAGCTTCTTCCTCAACAGAATTAAAAATGTCATCGGAGTCATCGTCTTCATCTAACTCGACAACGGGTGCAGTGGTGTCACTAAACGGGTTATCAGGTTCTGCTACGAACCCACCGTCAACAACACCAAAGGGTGAACGTGATTGCATTGGTTTATATTCAATCACCTGTACGCCGTTAAGACGTAGACTAACGCCAGTACCACTCAGATTGTACGGCACAAAAGTAAACGCAAGGTTCACGATGCTGCCGGTAGTCAACTGAAAGTCTTCTGGTAACTTATTATTCTTAGCGTCAACTTGCAGTGGAGGCGTGGTCTTGTCTGTACCATACGCCCCCTTCAGTTTGGCCTTGCCCAAGTACCTACCATCTTCCTGCTTCTTGAATGGTAGTGGGAACTTGTCAGGCCAACCGTCCTCCTTCTTCTTGGTGTAAGCCGCCTTCATTGCTTTGTACAGCGTCTTTGCTTCTGGCTCAGTCATCAAAAACGATATGGTGTATTCAGCACCATCGTCCAACGCACTGCATTTCACAGAGCCGCCCTTACCACCGTTAGCTCGGTTATCGAACTTATAGGTGGTATCCAGTTTTGGGTACATCGCTTCTACGTTAGCGATCTGGTAGTACATATATTCTTCAGCCATTTTGGTCTCCTGATTGGCTATTTATATCGAACCCTTCCGTCGTATCGAACAGTGTGTCTGATGTGGTCGTTTGACTAATCGCCTCTAGCGCATCATCGTGATCTACCATCAAACTCACTTTCTCTAACTCATCTTCTTCCAACGGTCTGCGTGGGTAGAAGAACAGCTTTGGGTAAGGACTCCCTACGTCAAAACTGATTCTAGTGACAACCGCAATGGACGGTGTGCCATGCCCACTTAAAAATTTGGCGTAGGCTTGCAACGGCATACAGCTATTGTTTACCTCCTTACCAAATATACTGCTGGCGGGAACCTGTAGTTGGTAGACCGTACTTAGGTCTTGCTCCTCCACGACTGCTAGCCGCTGATGAAATCTACAAGCTCTGCCACCTCCCGAACTAGAACCCCGAATGTTATGCACACAATCCATACATCGCGTACTTTGTCGTTGTTCTTCTGGCACCTCGGGTGCCGGTCTTTGTGTATCAGCCGACCAGCATGTTGGTGCTTGCCGTAACTGTGGGTCAAAGACTCCCTCAAAGTATGAACGTGAGACAGGCCCAGCGTTCACAATAACAACATCTACCTCATCGCTAGATTCGGCGTGATGTAGGAACCCCGAAAACTTGGCCCCTTGAATACTTATTCGACGCATCAAACATCATCGTCAAGGTCTAAACTTTCTGGTTTTTTCTTTTCGTCGTAACGCATTAGTGCATCAGCCACACGCTCAAGAGCAAATCTCTGGGTGTGCCCTACCTTCACATACATGTTGTCTGGTATTACACCGTCACGTATCCACTTTCTGACTGTGGATAGACTGACACTGAAGTGTCTAGCTACGTCTTCAATCGGCACAAGAGTGTTCATTTAGCTTTCCTCATGGTCAGGACATACTCCGAATCTACGTTTAGTCCCTTTGGTAACTTATCTGGATTGTCTTCAAGGAATTGCTTGATAGCACCCTGATGTAGGCGCTTCTCAAAAAACTCAGGGACTTGTTCTTCCAACACGAACTTGTGCATGGACTCCCAATCGTTAGTCCAATAGCGTTGTTTTACTGTGCGATAGAAAGTACCGAAGTCAGTCTTACCACTCTTCTGTCCTGTAGACTTCAAGTGGTCAAGCAAGACTGTTTTTATCTTGTTTTGTTTTCGCTCTAGCACACCGTCCGCTTCTTCAAACTCTCTCTTTAACGCATCGCGTTTAGTTTTGAGACTAAAAAATACGGAGGTCAGCTTATCTACAGGTAGATCAGTGCCGCTACAATCCGAATCCATATACATCCTCGTGTTGTGTACGATGGTGAGGACTGCATGGTAGTGGTAGGCTATGACTTATGCAAGTATTTCTTTGTATAAATCAATAATTTTTGTGTGCGTATCTATCTTATTATCTAGTAATGAGTAAACACGCTTTTCGATGTGCGATCCCTGCAACTGCACAACTGTGCACTTGTGATCTTGCCCCGCTCTGTGCACACGCGCATTGGCCTGTGCATACGTTTCGACTGAGCTTGTTGGCCCCCACCATACCACAGTATTTGCAGCGGTCAGTGTAACTCCATGCGCTGCGGCTTGGGGTTGAATCACTAAGACTCTGGGGGCATCCGAGGTTTGGAATGCTTTGAATATATCAGTGCGTTGCGAAGCAGAAACAGCACCGCTAATTACTTCAGTAGTGATACCGTCTTTACGTAGCTTATCGGCAAGCAGCTTAATCGTGTGTTTGAACGGAACGAACACCAGCACTTTCTTACTCGACTCATCTATAACCTCACGCAACACTTTGTATCGGTGCTTGATGTCGAACTCCAATGTCTCGCCGCCATCTGTATAGACCGCACCAGAACTTATTTGCAGGAGCTTGTTCATGTTTACGGCTGCGGTATTGGTGGTAATCTCCTCACCAGCCGCCTGCATAATCATTTTGTCTTTCAGTTCTTTGTAGTATTTCTGCTGCTGCCGAGTCAACTCAACCTCTCGTTTGGTATATACGATCTCAGGCAGGTCGAGGCATTCTTCTTTTGTAAATCGAATCGCAGGTTGCAATGCTTTGAAGACAGTTTCAGTAGCGTCGGGCTTGGGTATCCACTTAAAGTTAGTCACCTTGTACATGACCATATCTCTGAACGACCCAAAGAACCGAGGCACAGATTTGGGATTAACAAGTTTTGCTAGGCCATAGGCATCGACAGGACTCTGGGCGGCTGGTGTACCTGTTAACATCCAAAGCCATTTGTCGGAGCCAAGCAATCTGTTCAGTGTCTTCCATCGTTTCGTCTGTGCGTTCTTGTAGTGAGTTGCCTCATCAACAATTATCAAATCGAACCCACCGTCTGCTACAGCGTCCGCCACAATCTCTACTCCGTCATAATTTATTATGACGAACTTGGCATCTCCACCAACTATTTCTTCACGTTTCTTAGCAGAACCGTAGGCAATATCTACGGTACGGTGCATCGCAAAGGTAAACAGATCTTCTTTCCATGCAGAATCCATGATCGACAACGGGCAGATGATAAGCACCCGATTGATCTTACCTTGGTTCATTAAAAAATCTGCTGCCCATATCGCACTGGCTGTCTTGCCAGTGCCCTGTTCGTTAAAACAAAAGGCTCTCTTGTTGAGCGTGAGAAAAGATGAAGTAGTCTTTTGGTGGGCAAACGGTTTGTGCTTACCCGTCCACTGGTACTTACCTTCGATAGGCGACGGTGCCTTGATACCAAGATTCTTTAGTACATGCGTTTCATCAATACCCCAATTAACCACTACCTTGTTATCAGGTAGTGCTTTACTTTTTGGTATGACCTGCGTGACTTTCTCTTGATTGCGGAGCCTGAGTAATAAGGCTTTGTTGTCTATGACTCTCACTACTGTGATTCCGACTTAAACAAAACAAGATGGTGTCTGGCTAAGGCGTTCAAGAGTTCAAAGAAAGAATCGATGCCGAGTCCATCTATTGCGTATATCTCTTTTACAGTCCACTCAACTAAGTCTTTCACGTATAAAATGCCTGCACCGCGCAAGCAGTTTTGTGTGCGACTATTGAGATTTAGCTCTCGTATGTGCATCTCTGTTTTAATTGAATCCATATCCCTTCCAATAAAAAGTGTGGTGGTTGGTGGAATTGACGCCTTCAACTCATCGCATTCTCGGACGATGCGTGGGGGGGCGTGCTTCATTCCACCCTTTCTTTAACAAGGCTCAAGGATAACGCCTCGGAGAGAAGTCGGATGCCACCACTCACCCGACTCGTATGCCCCCACTAAAAAAGTCCCGTCTTCGGTCACACGGACGGGAACGTGCTAACTAGGAGAAAGGATACCCCCTGACCTAAGCCATTAAATACAAAATATACGCTACGAGATATATACCAGCAGCGACACCAACTCCAGCCAAAATACCTTTGACCTCTTCGCTCACTGCCTACGCCGTGGTCGGGCAGATGCTTTCTTCAAGGGCTTCTTACCATTACGACTACGGTTGGCGCTTTTACTTTCCACACGCACGCCGTCTTTATTTGAACCACCACGGCTTAACGGCTTATTGTGACTTACGTCTTTGCCTTCACGTTTGTCTGCTCTACCATCTCCGTTGGCATCGCGGCTTGTTCTGTCCATAGCTCTACGCGCACGTTGTCTTTCCATACGTGCTTCATGCGCCCTGCTACCCACAGGCGGATTCTTTTGTTTCTTACGATCTTTTGGATTCTTGTACGGCATCAGTTCCTTCCATTGTGTGGGCATTCCGTGACAGGACAGTGCCGTTTGCACAATCCACTAGGGCTTGGGTTCCATACGTCAGCATCAAACGATGATTGCATATCCCCATACCTAGCTAGCCATTTAACCCATAAATTACTTTCTTCTTGTCGTGTAAAAGTTTCCTTTATAAGGTCACTACTTACCACGAACAATAAGCCTGCCCGAACAGTCTCCACTTCGGGGTAGTGCTTAAACATAGCTAAGGTCATCAATTCTAGCTGGCCTTTGTCTGCATATCTTGCGGACTTACCTGTCTTGTAATCAACAACCCACGCTAACTTGTCCTCACGATCCAGTATCACAAGATCTGCAATGCCTCTGAACCACACATCCTTAGCAAAGAAACCGCATGGCTCTAAGTCCTTAGTCAGACCCATCTTAATCTCACACAGCTTCTCACCTTTCTTGGCGTTCAGCGCGTCAAGTGTATTCTTCGCATAACTAAACCTAGGGTCTAGTTCACCACCATCACGTACGTAAGTCTCCGCAGCTTCGTGAAAAGCTGTTCCATACAACGTGGCCTCAGTCTCCTTGAACGGGTACTGCTTGAGCACCTTCTCATGGTAGAACTGCTTGGGGCATTGTTGGAATGCCTTGATCTTACTGAATGACCACGGTGCTACGCTCATTCGATTGGAAGATCAAATGTCAGCTTAAAGTCACGTAACTCAGATACAAGTAGTGCCATGAGAGCTTGGTCAAATGTTATATCTCTATTGCTCAGACTCTGTAAACGTGTCGCATCGTCTATGACATCATTAGCGTTTTCACGCCGCAGAAACTCATCTAGCGTTTGTTCCTCTTCCTGTTCGCGGTAACTCATTACTCGCAATCTCCATACGCTTTTGCTACACCACTCTCGCAGTCCAACGGCAAACCATCTGCCCATGTAGGAACACGGCGCATACACGCTTCGATGTACGCCTGCCCTTCATCAATCTCGTCTTCTGGTACACATGCTACAACAGAATCATGCACTGTCAATACTGGACGATACTTTTTAGCTATATCTAACATCTGTTCTGCAATGATACAACGAGCTAATGCCTGACACACGTTCTCAATAATTTTGCCACCGTATATCTTGGTTCGGCCCCGCCGTGTTTTGTATGTGTAGTCAGTGCCTTCTTCGTTAGAACTTCCCTCCAGCTCCTCGTATCGCATAAGCAGACCAGAGGGTAACTTAATAGCCTGTGCATCACCGACAATCTCTATAGCCCCATCCCTACCAAACGGTAGCGACTCCCCGTTGTACATGTACTTTAGTGCATAGTTGGCGTCTGCCCACACGTTAGCTATTTTCCAGTTCGTATCACGATAGATGCTTATGATACGTCTTGCTTCATTCAACTCTATGTCTGTGCCAAATGATTTCAACTGTGCTTGGAACTTGACTGCACCCATGCCGTACCCAGCACCGAGGATCGTAGTCTTGCCAACAAACCTCTGCTCTGGTGTTACCTCATGCTCACCTACGCCGTAAATACGCGAAGCCATTTTTATGTAAACGTCTTCTTTATCACTAAACGCTTGAGTCAAATCATCTTGCTCTGCAAACCACGCCAGCACTCTTGCTTCTATCTGTGATGAGTCGCAGTCCACTAGCATGTACCCATCTGGTGCAACGATGCTGCGCTTGAGTTTCTTCGCATTCGGCCCACGGCTAGGTAGATTCTGTACGTTGATCTTGTCATCACCGCCCCACCTGCCGGTGTGTGCCGCGTAGTATTTTGTTGGAACCGGGAAAGAACCACGTTTTGCTATTTCTATAAACCTCTCAGTGCGTGTTTCTTCCAAGGTACTTTTCAAGCCCAAACGTGCACTAACAAGTGCCTGCACATGGGGGTTCTCATGCTCTACTAAGCACTTGAATTCCTCATCTGTTTTTGCGAATGCGTAGGTATCTTCGCCAGTGGTAGGGCTGACCTTCATCGGGGGTTCTACACCTAGACTTCTCAGTGCATCGGCAAACTTCGGGTTGCTCATCAGCGTTTCTTTATCGACTCCAGCTTCTGATAACAACTTATCTTTAGACTGTTTGATGTCGTACAGATTATCCTCAAGTAAACACGAATCTAGTTCTAACAGCGGATGTATAAACATACGCAGTGTGCAGTCGATAACCCGCAACTCTTTCTTAGGAAACCCTGCGTTGAGAAAGATATTAAACAGTTTGTAGGTAAGCTCCACATCATTGATGCAGTAGTCACCGTAGCTGTCTAGCTCATCATCGGTGAAGTCTTCTCGACGTTTACCCAACGCATCTAAGACCTCTGTCCCTTTCTCTCCAATGCTATAGCGTTCAGCTAACGCTTTGAGACTTCCACTAGCCTCCACCCCATGTAGAGAACGGGCAATGCAAAGAGTGTCAGCCCAAACCCTAGGACGAATATCAAAGAGCCAAGATAATATAGCACCGTCGAACATACAGTTATGGGCGAGCACCATACTGTCGGCCCAGTTAAATTCGTGAAGATACTCTTTAAGTTCTTCATGCGTTCCACTCGCCCACTCCGTAGCACCATTGTTTACTTTTACTCCTACACCCACGACCTCAAATCTGGGGTCGCGGATGTATTCTTCTGTTGTTAACTTATCAAGAGAAAACTTCTTATCGTAGTATGTCTCAAAGTCCAAGGTGATAAGATCCACTACACTCGCTCCCTCTCAGATATGGCTGTAACAACCACACCTGTAGTGAGAGGCATACGGACGGTAGTGCCGCAGTCATCTATGGCTTGGTATCGCGCTTCTTCTTCGTTCTTTGCTTCCACCACCACTTGCCTTGAAATGGTTTTCTCAATGGTCACATAGAACACTTTAAGATCTGCACCCTCATCCATATCAACCCCCCAACCGCTTGATCTCGGCATCTATATAGAACCGAATCTTTTTAGCGTCACGTAGCTTGTCACTGTGAGAGGACTGTCCGTAACGGTATGTAGCGCGGAATATCTCACCGATCTGAGCATTCATGTCTTTATAAGAGATAAGATCTTGAAGTTCTTTTGCTTCAGTAGGCAGTTCGTAGTAAGACGCAGTGCTACCGTCGCTAGTTACAGGTTCGTGTTTGTCGTCCTGTACCAGTGTTTGTGGTAACTCGTTTATAAGATCCTGCCTGCTATCGTTTGCATATTTGGGTGTGGGAGGGTGTGAAAGCTCAATCTTAGTAGCCCCAGTATCGTCCACCACATGTTTGAATGTACGAGCATTGGGAAAATCAAAATCCGTACCCGTCACTGCTTTCTTGCAAAACTCCTGCTTAATACTCCACGCATTGCCGTAGCTACACTTCGCCCACGCCGCAGCTTCCTTAGTTGTCGCTTCGGGGTTATTCTTGAAATACTTACGCAGCTTCGCTGCCTTGGTTCCATTTGCCATTGTGGTCTCCTAAAAATCAAACGCCATTTGGCGTTCATCAGTTTCTCTTTGGTTGAGAATGTCCGCGACTGTGTGCACGTTGTCCTCGTTTACTACCGCAGCGATGCCATCGCATGAGCGGATTTCTTGTAGGTTCTTAGTCTGTAGCGTAGTGAGTTTTCCCTTCCCCGCCTTGCATTCAATACCAAAGAACTTACCTTGATAGCACCCAACAATGTCGGGCACACCGCTGCGCCCATACCCACCCGATACGGGGTAGAAGTAGTACGCACCGATACTTTTAAGGACAGACGTTACCTTGTCCTTCACTTTCTTTTCTGGCGTCTTTGTCATGTTTCCCTTCCTATCCGAACACCCAATAGGTCTCGGGGCCAGACCTAAGTCCAACCCCTGCCACCTGTGGCGTTTGTGGTTCCAACACCGAAAGTCTGAGTACCTTGTCTCTCAGTTCTTCCGGCAGTTTGTCTATTGAATAGTAGACACCACGATATGGACTGTCAACACATTCCATACCAACGCACAATACTTTCCAACAGTCTATCTTACTATCTACTTTTATGTGATAGATAGGGCCATCATGTGATAACTTGTTCTGTTTAGCTAGTGTTGTTGTTATTGCCTCCACCATAGCTAAGTTATCGTAATAGTTGGCCCAGTATCTAGTCAGTTCTTTCTTACCAGTTGTCGTGGACATAGAACATATCCTCTGTGAGCTTCATCCCCACACCCCGCACATATGTCTGATCCTCCAACACTGTCAGTCGGTTGACGTACGCCGCAAGCTCCTCGTACCTGTCCTTGGTGTCACCTATGGGACTGAGGATCTTAGACTCAAAGTAGTTACTGTGGTGGCTGTCCCAATGCTCATCTCCGTTCACCACTGCTTTCGGCACCGGCACCGTAAACAATAGATGATCGTCACCGTACTGACTTTTCTTGATGCAGATGAACGTAGCGTTTGTGTTCATGTTTTTGTCTTCAAACAGATCCCATTCGATCTGTGTTGCTTCTCGAACACCCTGTTGAAATGCACCTTCTGGTAACTCGTCAACCATTGCTCTGCACGTAGTCCACGCATTAGTAGCACCAGAACTCACTTGTGCAGTGTGGTGTGCGTTGTGTTGAAAGCCCAAACTGACCATCTTCTCACGTAACTCAGTGTCCAGATTTCTGGTACTACTCGCTCGGGCCTGACGTAACGTATTCATACCCGCCTCTGCGATTCTGCCTGTCACCCAAGGTTGTAAGTACCTGCAAGCGTTGCTGACCGCAGTCTTCAACCGTTTGCTCATCAGCATGGACTGCTGTTCACTGTAGCTGGCGTACTTGTTGTTACAGATACTGTGAGCGCAAACAACGTACTGCTTTGTTTCGCCTGTGTCTGTGAACACACCGTAACTGATCCACCCTAGTGGGAACGGGCTATCGTCAAAGACAAACACTTTATTAGAGCTATAATGCTTTATCTGACGGAAATGTACCCAAGACATCTTGCGTTGCAGTTCCAGCATGAAGTCTCTTATGTGTTCGTCTGAGATAGACTCGACGGTGACTTCTGCCGTTTCGTTCTTGTGTGTGTATTCGTTTCTCATCGTTCCTGTTTCCTTATTTTAGTTTGTTCTAACATGTTAGAACTCATTACAGTTTGCTGCTGTCTAAGTGGACAGTGCTGCCTACACTTGGTTGCGTGCGTTTGTTATCCAAGATCAACCACAGTAAGGGACTGTTCCATCGCCCCCAGTCACCACCCAAGTATCCGTCCGTGAACACGATAACTGCTTGTGGGTTGATGCCGTTCTCTTGAATGTATCGAGTCACACAGGTGACATCCGTACCACCGCCGCCTTCTGGCTTGGTTGACTTGCGTAAGTCTGCGATCTCATGCTGCTCGTAGACTTCTTCACGGCACACCTGCGTATCCCAGTAAAGCACTCGTATCTTCTTAGGCTTCACTGTCTCACAGATGTGCGCGACCTCGGATAGAAACACGGTCAACTCTCTCTGCCCGATAGACCCTGACGTATCGCACGCAAGCACCAGTTCATCAACGGTCTCGGTGATGCCGCTCGGCATGTACACACCCGCCCCGATGTATCTTCGGTTTGGACGTTTCCATGTGGAGTAGTCACTGCCTTTACATGTGTCGTTAACGAACTCACGCAATACATCTCGCCAGTTGACCTGCGGAGCCAGCAGTTCATCTATTGATCTGTTACCACCTGACCCCATCTTGCCTGCGGCGAGCACACCCTGACGTAGTGCTTCGTCAATCTCGCGCTCGTTCTTGCGCTGCTCTTCTGCGGGTATCTCTTGTGCGCCTTCCCAGTCGTGCTCGTCAAAGCCTTGTGGTAACTCGTTACTAGGTTGACCATTTGTTGGGGAGTCGTTTGGGCTTGATACGTTCCCAGTACCTTTACCATCTTCTTGCAGTGCTTTGAAGATAGCAGCCGAGTCCATCCACCCGCCCTTGATCCTGTACTTCTCGTCATACAGCCCAATGATCTTGCCCTCATCATCGACGGGCATCGTGGCGAACTTGTCTGGCTTGTTCTCGTCTACCAACTTTCCGTTGATGTTGTAGTCACAAGCAGCATTAGCCAGTGGCCCGTCCTTGTCATACATCCACCGCCATGTGGTCAGGTGTTTGTATATCTTGTGATACAACTCATGCAGCAGAACAAAACGTAGCTCTGCATCGGTCAGCGATTGTGCAAACGCACGCCCGAACTTTATGTCGATGCCGTTTGTCTGAGCGGTTGGTATGTCTTCAACCACTTCGATCTTACCCAGCATCAGCGCACCAGCAGCCCACATGTATCGGTCATGCCGCATGATGTCCACAACACACTTCTGTAGGCGCTGTTCTTCCGTTAGTTTTGTTGCTAGTAACATGTTACTCCACCCTCCATATTTGTATTGCTGAGTTTTCTACGTTGCGCCTTACCGTTACCTTTTGATTAGCCCTTTTTGCTATGGCAGTTAGGGAGCTAGCGCGACTGCTTATTCCTCTGCCGCTCTCATTTTTTCTGTCCAAATCAAATACAACGGAGTCGCCTACTTCCCACATCTCCACAAGATCATATAAATCTTGATGTTTTATACGGGGGCCAACACCACGTTGAGGTAACGGTGCGTTCTTTATTATTTTTATCATCTGCTTACACCTTGTCCGCTGCGAACATGTATGAATTCTGCATGGCCCACTCGCCATACTTGGCATCTTGCACCACGGCCTCGCGTCGTTTGTGATCGAACTTCTCAGCACGAATACCGTTGACGAACAGACCTTGTGCTTCCTTATCAAGACGCGATAGGTACGTCATCCATGCCGGAACCCAAGACCTTTCGATAGAGCCAAGCGTTCTGAACACCACCATGCACATAGCCGATGGAGTCTTGGGTATCATCGCCGTGTCTGGATTCTGTTTGATCGACTCCAACGTGGGCAGATCGTTTGCCAGCTTGACGAATGCCATCATGTCCATCGCGGCCTGCTCACCGATGATGCCCATGAGCAAACCCGTTATGACATGGGGGGTTAGCTGTTCGCGTTTCTTGACGATGTGACTCGCCTTCTCCAATGATCGGGGTGTCACAAACGCAGTCCGTTCTTTGGCACTGGGGTGGTAGATGTATGGATTGTCGCGTGGGTCAGGCACCTCATCAAATGTCTGAAACAACTGCGGGGTCTCTTTGACCCAACCCAGCAGGATAGGATCGACACCGTTGTTCAGCCCCCACTCTATCCACTCCATGTTAGTGGGCTTGCGTACTCGCATCCGCACTATCCGATTACACGCATGTGCTGGTAACAAGTCACCCACACCTTCGGCACCTAGGTTAGTCGTCGCAAAGACAATTGAGTCAGGGTGCAGCTTGCGTCCTGCTAGCATCCGTTCTTGTATCAAACCCAGCAGTGCCAGCTTGACCGATGGGTTGGCTTTACCGAACTCGTCAAGACACAACACAACTGGCTCATTGAGATGCAGCCCCAGTTCTTCGTTGGTTGCGAATGTCACGGATGACACCTCATCGTTGAGCTTGATGTTGGGGATCATCAGATCACCCAAGTCCTTGGTAGTGCAGTCGAACAAGATATGTCGGTGCTTCGGGAACTTCTGCATTAACATCTTTAGGATAGATGTCTTGCCTGTACCCATGTGCCCCTCGGCTAAGTACACAATCCCACCGTCCTGTTCTCTACCAGTTTCGGCAATGGCTTCTGCGGATTCGTCCAGCGATACCGCGTACATGTTTAGAGCTTGGCTCATTATGGTCTCCTTAGTTTCTTGTTAGATTTCCAATGATGGAAGGTTATCAATGACGTTCTGTGTCATGGATTTGGTTTGCGCTCTCAGGTACGGACTGTCTCTGAGTGCTTCGGGTGTGACGCGCAGCAGTTCATTTTCTAGCCTGTCACACAACGCGCTAATCTGAGTGTTACCAATGACGTTACATGACCTAACCAGTTTGGTTGCGTCGAGTACGTTACTGATAAGCGTGTTACGGAAGATGGCCTGTTCCCCGTCAGGCGTTTCACCTAGCCGATCAACCATCTTTCCTAGATAGTCTTTCAGTTCACCCAGCACCCTGTTCATGCCAGTGGCGTAGGTTTCTTGGATGAATTTGTCGTAGCCTTCTTTGGCGACCTGCAATGCCTGAGTACCTATGTCCACTCTGAAATCGTCACCTGAAGGTACGGGATGTGTCAGCACTTCCAGTGAGAACTTATCCTGTAGTACCGATCTGTCTGGGTATTCGTGAGCACGAAACATATCGCCAAGCACTGCTTGCTGCTCGGACACATAGAAGTCATACGAGTCTAGGAACTCATGGACTTTCTTATCGAACATCTGCTTTTTGGCAGTCACTTTGTTTATGTAGTCTGGGTACACTGCTTGAGGGCAGAGGCGTGGGCCGCGATCTATCCACGGCATGGTAGTGCGATAGTGAATGTGGTTGCGGGTCTCACCAATGATTGACTTGATGCTTGCGAGTAACTTGTTACCAGCGAACAGATTCTTGGTGTATGTCCCCGCCTGAGACTCGGCATTGTTGTCGTGAGCGACCTGCTGCGAGATGTCCTCGTCAGTCACCTTACCGTCCCAACAAGACGTTTTTAATTCGACCAGCACCGCAGCACTGGAGATAGAGGGTACGTTGATCTCAGAGAGACTCGGTAGCTCTGTCTGTTCTAACATGTTAGAACCTGTTGGTTCAGAGATGT